TTACAAACGGCAAATACAATTTACTCAAATGGGATAGACAAGAAAGACAATACTATCCTATTAAAATTAATTTATACGAGAAAGGAAAAATAGATGAGTGAAGTAATTAAAACATTTACTGGAAGTGGATCAATAAATTTTGAAGAAGATCAAAGAGAAGATCTAGATTCAGTAAACGATGCAAAATCATTATCAGATCAAGTAGTTAAACTTAAAGATCTAGAAGATGATTTAATTAAAAAAGAAAAAGAATTAAAAGAACTGAAAAGACATATCGATTTAGTTTCTGGTGAGGTTATACCTACCATGATGCAAGAGATGAATATCTCTACATTGAAACTAGCAGATGGTTCTTCAGTTGAAGTAAAACCAGTTTATGGCGCTTCTATTACAGTAGCTAATAAAGAAGCAGCCTACACATGGCTTCGAGAAAACGGCTTAGGTGATCTTATTAAAAATGAGATCATAGTTTCCTTTGGTCGTAACGAAGATAACAAGGCTAGCAGTTATGCGACCCTTGCAAAGGGTCAAGGGTTTGAACCTGTCCAGAAACTTAAGGTTGAACCAATGACTCTAAAAGCATTGGTCAGAGAGCGTCTTGAGTCTGGACAAGAAATGCCCTCTGATCTATTTAACGTGTTCGCAGGAAACCGAACCAAAGTAACAAGGAGTAAATAAACATGAACCAAGTAACAGAGAAAAAGTCTGCACCACTTCCAGCAAATATGTTTGAAGACGATGCAGCAAAAGGTTTAGGTGCAATAGGTCAAGAAGATCTAGCCTTACCTTTTCTAAAAATCCTAGGACAACTTTCACCGGAAGTTAACAAACGTGATGGTAAGTATGTTGAAGGTGCAGAGCCGGGAATGATTTACAATTCTGTCTCTGGAGAACTCTATGACGGAGTAAAAGGTATAGATGTAATTCCATGCTTTTATAAGTTGGAGTACATTGAATGGAAGGATAGAGGAGAAGGTCTAGGTGCACCAGTTGCAATCTATGATTCATCATCTGATATCATGTCCAAAACAAAACCAGATGCAAACTACAAAGATAGATTACCAAATGGTAATTATATCGAGAAGACTGCATCGCACTTTGTTATAGTAGCGGGAGATAGTCCATCGACTGCATTGATTTCTATGAAATCTACTCAATTAAAAATTAGTAGAAAGTGGAACTCAATGATGTCTGGAATCAAGATGAAGGGTGCGAACGGAATGTTTACACCGGCATCTTTCAGCCACATTTACAAACTAAAGACTACCCAAATGTCGAACGATAAAGGCACTTGGTTTGGTTGGGAAGTTAGTAAAGTTGGCCCAGTAACTGACAAAGGTCTTTACGATCAAGCTAAAGGTTTTAGCGATAGCATTTCTAAAGGAAGTGTTAAGGCTAAACATGGTGAAGATAAACCTAAGGACCAAACTAGCATTATATAATTCCTTCGGGATATGTGCACAGTGTGGGCCTAAAGCGAGAGTGGAGGGCCCACAGAAACAGTTATTATGGAAAGATACATAGAATTTTTTAATGGATATAGGAATGCCTACGGTGTGGCTGACTTCAATCACCAGGATTCCAAAGTAGATTCTGAAACAGGTAAAAAGAAACCTGTATACAGATGGAACTTCGAAGAACTTACTAACGATATTTATCAGCAACATATAAAAGGTGAACTGTCTATTGGTATACAACCATGTACAGAAGACTCAGAAGTAAAATTTGGTGTCATAGATATAGATCCAAAAGACTACGCTAGCTTTAATAAAAAAGATTATATAGATGTAATACAACAATACGAATTACCTTTACTACCAGTAGAATCTAAAAGCGGTGGTCTTCATTTATTTTTATTCATGGATAAATTTACAGATGCATCACTGATCAAATCATTCTTAACAAACTTATTATCTTTGTTTGGACTCAAACAGGATACAGAGATATTTCCAAAACAAACACAACTGACAAAAGATAGTGAAACAGGTCAGCTAAGACCAGGACAGTTTATAAATTTACCATACTTCGGTGAGGAGCGTAAGGCTTTAAACGTGGATGGTACCAAATTTACTTTGGACCAATTCATGGAGGTGATCAGCGCAAACCTGGTTAACAAAGAAAGACTGAAAGAAATTACAGAAGGAATCGAAAACAAAAGTATGGAAGGTGTTGATGAAGAATTTATAGAAGGTCCACCTTGTCTAGCAGCAATATCTAAGATAGCAAATCAAGAAAAGTTTGATGGTAAAGATAGGTTTATGTACAACTATCATGTCATGGTTAAGATGAAATATCCTGACAGTTGGGAACAAAAAGTTATGAATGCACCGGTAAAATATTTCTCAGGTGTACATGCTAATGCATGGGATAAAAAATTTTTAGGACAGAAAGTAAAATCGTGGAACAGAAGTAGTAAAGGTTATACTTGTACTGAAAGTCCACTAAGTGAGCATTGTAAAAAAGGTATCTGTGTTAAGAAAAAGTTTGGAGTCTTGCGTGGAGCAAAAGGTTCTTATCCTGTATTGACTAATCTAAAAAAGATAGACCTAGATCCAGAACCAGAATACGAATTTGATGTAACAAAACCAGATGGTATTAGCACAGCTACCGTACACTGTAGAACTGTAGAACATTTAAATGATCAACGTAAAAGAAGAAACGCAATATCAAAAGCTGCAGGATTCTTTCCACCATTAATTAAAGGTGAAGAAGAACAAGTTGTTATGGATGCATTATACACAACACAGAAAGTTGTGTTACCACCTGTAGGTACATCACCAAAAGAAAAATTACATGATGTTATACATGCAAAAATAAATGGACCTAAGGCTACTAGTGATGCTGCATTTAAAACTGGTTCAGTATTGATTGAAGGTGACTATGCATACTTTAAGTTTGAAAAGTTTTATGACAAACTAAAAGCAAAGAACTGGAAATACAGTGAAGATAAAACAGGACGTATGATGCAGGTTACATATCAAGATTGTGAAATAGAATTTTTAGAACAGAAAAGATATCCATCGAAAAAAACTGGTGAGTACAACTCATCAACAAAAAATATAATACAGATTAATAGAAAAACTTTTGAAGAAGTACCTATACATCACACTAAAACAAAACATAAGACGGACATACTATGATCAGTAGAAAATTATTTGGGCCTCCGGGAACGGGGAAGACAACAAAACTATTAAAGTATGTTAAAACATTTTTAAAACTAGGCACACCTGTAGATAAAATAGGATACTTTGCATTTACAAAAAAAGCTGCAAACGAAGCTATTGATAGAATGTTAGATGCATACCCAAAGTTTCAAAGAAAAGATTTAAAACATTTTAGAACTTTACACTCTTTGGCGTTTACTCAATTAGGTATGAAGAAAGCTCAGGTTATGCAAGACGAACACTATGAAGATATAGGTAGGACTCTTGGTATTGAAGTTACAGTTTACTCTCGTGGCGAAGAGAACACAGGTTTTATAAATTCTGATAGTGAATATTTTAATTTAATAAATGCAGCTAGAATAAAAAATATAACTGCAGAAGAAGAATACAATACAGATATGTACTCACAGGATATGGACAAACGATTGTTACAGATTATTTCTGATGAAGTAGATAACTACAAACAGGCATATGGTCTGATAGATTTTACTGACATGATTGAAAAATTTATTGTGTCAGGATTGTGTCCAAAATATGATGTAGCATTTGTTGATGAAGCACAGGATTTATCACCAATACAGTGGAAAATGTTCAATATTATCAAGGAAAATAGCAAATATGTTATACTAGCAGGAGATGATGATCAAGCAATTTATGGTTGGGCGGGTGCAGATGTAAAAAAATTTCAGCAAGAAGTTTCAAAGAAAGACATAATTTTGCCACAATCTTACAGGGTTCCACAACTCGTACAAAGTCTTGCAGATAAAATTTTAAAACAAATACCAGATGACAGGAGAATACATAAAAGTTGGAGTGCTAGAGAAGAAGAGGGTACTGTAAATTATATCTATAGCACAGAAGATGCACCACTTGATCAGGGAACATGGCTAGTGCTCGCAAGATACAATGACAAATTAAATAGACTCAAACCCACACTAAAAGAACGTGGTATTTATTTTGAATTTCAAGATCGTAAAAGTTATAAAATAACTTTGTTTAAAACAATTTTAAATTACACTCGTTGGACCAAAGGAGATGACTTATCTTTAGCAGAAGTAAAAGATATATTTGAATACACTGGTACAGATACAGAAATTACAGAAGAAAGAATGTATGATCTAACAGAATTTGGATTTAGTAAAGACACACCATGGTATGATGTATTTCAATCAGACTATGAAGAATGTTTATACATAAGAGAGATGTTAAGTAATGGGGAAGAATTAAATAAACCCCCTAGAATAAAATTATCTACAATACACTCAGCAAAAGGTGGTGAAGCTGATAATGTATTGTTAATATTAGATAATACTAAAACAATTCGAGACTCTATAGAAAAGAGTCCGGACAAACAAGATGAAGAACATAGAGTTTGGTACGTTGGAGTAACACGTACAAAACAAAATCTTTATGTTATGTCAGCAAAAAAGGAGGATCAAGGTTATGACGTCGAAGGACTTATTTAATGAAGCGTTTCCACAAGATAAACAAATTGGTGGATCTCACTACAAATTGTTTCACATTCAACCCTACGAATTTATTTCAAAAAATAATTTATCATTTTTTCAGGGCAACGTTGTGAAATATGTTTGTAGATATTTACACAAAAATGGTATAGAAGATTTAGAGAAGATTAAACACTATTGTGAACTAGAAATTAAAAAGATGAAAGATGCCAAAAAAATCAAAAATAAATAAAAGCATTGTAGTAAGTAAAAAATATAAATTTGATTTAGAAATTTATCCAAGGTTAATTAGTTGGGAAATTTTTCCAAAAGATAATAGTGCTGCTTTGTATGCTTTTTCAAATAAAGAAAGATTAAATAAATTAATAGAGAAAAAATATATTTATGAAAAAAGAAAAGTTTGACGGTAGATCAAGACCATCTAACGATACTTATCGTAAACGTTTTGATGAAATATTTAAAAAAGAAAAAACTCTACATGAAGAATTAATGGAAGGTTTTGAAGAAGAAAAAAAACAAAGAGAAGAGGATGAATGAAAATACCTAAGTTTGAAGCACCAACTGAATGGTTAAAACCTACAGAATTTCCTGACTTACGTCATGTAGATGAAATAGCAATTGACCTAGAGACAAAAGATCCTGATCTAATTAAAAAAGGGTCTGGTTCTGTTATTGGTAATGGTGATGTTATAGGTATCGCAGTTGCAACCAGTCACTACAAAGGTTACTTTCCAATTGCTCACGAGGGTGGTGGTAATATGGATAGAACTAAGGTTTTATCTTGGCTTAAAGATGTACTCGAGGCCCCATCTACAAAAGTTTTTCACAATGCTATCTACGATGTATGTTGGCTACGGGCACTGGGTTTTAAAATAAATGGTAACATAGCCTGCACAATGATAGCGGCAGCTGTGACTGATGAAAATAGATTCAGATATGATTTGAATAGTTTATCATGGCACTATCTTGGTTACGGTAAGAACGAAGCTGCACTTGCAGAAGCTGCAGCAGAATGGGGAATCAATCCTAAATCAGAAATGTACAAACTACCTTCAATGCATGTTGGTGCATACGCTGAACGTGATGCTGAAGTAACTCTTGGTCTTTGGCAAGAGATGAAAAAAGAAATTATTAATCAGGATCTGGAAGATATATTTGATCTGGAGTCTGATTTGTTTCCATGTCTTGTTGACATGAGATTCAAAGGTGTACGTGTAGATGTAGAGCGTGCACACAATATGAAAAAAGAATTTAAGAAAGCAGAACAAGAACTGCTACACAAAATAAAAAGAGAAACAAATGTTGATACACAGATATGGGCAGCAAGATCTGTTGCGAATGTATTTGACATGCTGAAGTTAGAATATCCAACAACAGATAAGACAGGTGCACCTAGTTTTACAAAAAACTTTTTACAGGAACACGAGCACCCTGTTGTAAACATGATTGCACAAGCAAGAGAGATTAACAAAGCACACACAACTTTTCTAGATTCTATTATAAGCTACGAGCATAACGGTAGAATACACGCAGAGATAAATCAGTTACGTAATGCAGGTGGTGGTACGGTTACAGGAAGATTCTCTTACCAGAACCCAAATCTTCAACAGATTCCAGCACGTAATAAAGACCTTGGACCTAAGATAAGGTCGTTATTTATACCCGAGGAGGGCCATACATGGGGTTGTTTTGACTATTCTCAGCAAGAGCCTAGGTTGGTAGTGCATTATGCATCTTTATACAAATTACCGTCTGTATATGACGTAATAGATGCTTATACAAATGACTCTAGCGCAGACTTTCACCAGACTGTAGCAGATATGGCTGATATACCTAGAACACAGGCTAAAACGATCAATTTGGGTCTTTTTTACGGTATGGGTAAAGGCAAACTTCAGGCAGAATTAGGGGTAACAAAAGACAAAGCTGCTGACCTATTTAATACTTATCACTCACGTGTACCATTCGTAAAACAATTGATGGACAAAGCATCTAACAGAGCGCAGGATCGTGGACAAATTCGTACCTTGCTGGGTAGACTATGTAGGTTTCATTTGTGGGAGCCTAACAGTTTCGGTATGCACAAAGCAATGACTCATGAAGATGCGTTGGCGGAACATGGACCGGGGATAAAAAGAGCCTACACATATAAAGCTTTAAATAAACTGATCCAAGGATCAGCAGCTGACATGACTAAGAAAGCAATGTTGGAATTATACAAAGAAGGTATTATACCCCACATACAAGTACATGATGAATTAGATATATCTGTTCAAGATGAAGCACATGCTAAAAAGATCATTGAAATTATGGAGGACGCTGTTAAATTAGAAGTCCCTAATAAAGTTGACTATGAGTATGGTGATAACTGGGGTGAAATACATGGTTAATTATGGCTTATTTAAATGCAAACATACCACCAACTTACGCACAGATAAGACGAGAATATTTATATGATCTTAAAAAACATCATGGAGAAGTTGAAGACTGCATTATCTTTGGTCTTAGCGCTCTCACAGGTAGGTCTATATTATTTCATGCTATTATGGAAAACGGTGCAATATTCTATCGCTTACCTATTAGCGCATTTATTCAACAGGGATTTAAACAATCCGACGTGCCCACAAAAAGACTTGATGAACTACAGCTCTGGAATTGTTTTTCTTATTATCCTGCTGTTAATCGTTGGGATATTTTAGACGGTCAAGCCGGTAAGTATATCGGAAAAGACAAAAAATGGCACCCTGGAAAATATTTATTTACAGTTGACTTTGCACATCCAGAGTCTAATATACTTGACACTGATCATTCAGAGATTCCGCACGAACATAAGTGCGCACACATAATTGCCTTAGATGACGGTAATTTTGCAGCACAACCAAACAACAGATGTATATGGGACATACCTTCTTTTACTGTAAAAGATAATATCCCTGACTGGAAAGTGCAGACTTCTGAATGGAATGTAGAAGATAGTAGAGCTTGGCGTACAGAAGATACAGACAAGTTCTTTTATGAAATAGAGGAGAAGAAAAAATGATAAATAAAATTAAAAATATATGGCAAAGCAAGAGATCTAAATACAGAGAAGTATGGAAAAACCATAAAGTCTGTACTATAATTATTGCAGTTCTTATTGTTGCTTACATAATAAAATAAAATTATGGAGATAGCCGGGATGAACTATTACGCTACAGGTTTGTTAATAGTAATGCTAGTTGTATTGGCCGTATGTGGAGGTCCAAGTGTCCAATAAACCACTCAATATCGGAGAAGAGGCACGCGTGCAGATGCCGATGAAGACGGTTGCTAGCCTGATCGTGCTCGTTGCAATGGGCGTGTTCGCTTATACGGAGCTGACTGCGAGATTAGTATCGTTAGAGACATCACGTGAGTTGTTTGAAAATGATTTGTTAAAGAAAAGTGAACAAGTGCCCACGGACCAGGAGCAACATTTTTTAATTGAGGATTTATACAAGTCGGTCGAGAAAATGGAAGAGACTCAAGAGATGAATATGACTAACAAAGTTAACATAGAATTTTTAAGGGAACAGTTAGACAAAGCATTAGTTGATATAGAAGATTTAAAAGATAAGGTCAGAGCAAATGGTAACGGGACGCATCAGTAGAAAAATTTTAGATTATATCTATGAGATGAAAAGAACTTTCATCGACAAACGTTTACAAAAAGATTTAAGAAAAGAAGTAGAAACCGGCAAGAACGGTACACAAAAGTATGTTGTAAAGCAAGGTGAAAACAAAGGTAAAATTTTATGACAGAGTTAATTATTGCCCTTCTTATGATTGTCAACGGAGAGATCAAAGAACACAGAATACAAGAGTCTATGTCACAATGTTTAAAAGGCAAACGTGTCGCAATGAGAACTAATAAAAATAATAACATAAATTACACTTGCATCAAGTCGATGGCCGAGCTCGAAAAAAATATTGATGGATCTTTGTCGATAAAAAAGTTAATATTGGAGTAATGAAAGTTACTGCAGAAATTGTAAAAGGAAAATGTCCGACGTGTGAAGAACACACAATGTTAGTTGGATTAACTTCTCAAGTATACAGATGTTTAAATTGTGGTTCTGATCTAGAACAACATATCAATGGTAAAATAAGTTATATACCACACATACCAACACCGGCAGATAAAGATATTATGCCTGTTGTAACGGAGTGGGAAGATGGCTAGACAAAGTTTTAAATTCTTTACACCTCGTGATAAGCCCAAGAAACGTGGTGCACGCCAGCACAAAAAAAATAAAAATAAATCAGAAAAAAGACAGCAAAAACAGCTAAGATATAAGGGCCAAGGAAAAGGTTGACAAACTAATATAAAATCCTATATTGGTTTCATGAAAGAAAAAATAATAACAATAACACCAAAGAATATAAACCAGAAACAATGGTCTATCTTTTTATTAGAATTAAATTTAATGAAAAGAGCATGGAAACCTTATGGAGTAGATGTAGAACTATCTGCACCAGGTCTAAAAAAAATAATAGATTGGGGAACAAGACGATATGGATCTGATAATTCTAAGTGATGGTTTGTATCAACTGATACCGGTTACAAAACAAATGGTATCAAATATAGATGTAGTGGGTGAGGTTGATCTCTTTAGTCTATGTGATGCGTTGAGAAATAAGTTAACAACTTATCTCGACCACATGAACAAACATGTTATGAGAGATGGAAGTGGAATCTTTTATGGCTGTATACAAAATTAGTGGCCCATTGGTCTTTGTAGTCCTTAGGGAATAGGCGCAGTAGGATGCGTTAGGAATAATCTCGGGTGAGACCTACCGGGAGCCACAACGATGATGAAAAGGACCTCCGTCCATATAACGCCTCGCGCTATTCCCTGTACGGTAACCTAAGAAGCAGTAAGTAACTGTGGAGGTGTGGAGCCTTTGCTCTCCTGGGAGTACGTGCACGGAAACCAGGGGGGTTGATATGAATTATGTAACTAATTTACCTTTATCTTTAACAGGCACGCAAGTGTACTTAGCATATAGTTGTAATTTATTTATTTGTTCTTTATCAAAATTACCTTCAGCATATAATATTTCATATGACTCAGATAGTCCTGCACGTATGCAGTCATGATGATCGTTAAATACTTTTGGATAGTCTGGACTAGTATAACACTCTCCACCCATTCCAGAACATATAAAAATAGTCAGTAAAAATTTCATTGACACCTATTGTATATTGTGAGATAAATCCCATATTAGTTAAATCTAAGAAAGGAGTATAAGATTTATGACAGACATAAGCAAATATAAAAATGTATCACTACCAAAAGATACATACAATAAAATAGATAAAATAAGGAAAGTTATGATTCCTGAGATGACTATTAGTAGATCTCAAACGATTACATTATTAGTAAACGAGAAAGCTAAGAGACTAAATGGAAAACTCGAAAAAAACTAAAATTTGTCCACGTTGCAAAGGTAACGGATATATAAAAGTAGTTAAAGAAGTGACGTGGCCAAGTAAGGAAGAACAAATTGTTGTTCAATGTAGTATGTGTAACTCAGAAGGGGAGGTAAAAGAAGATGTTGTTAAACAAAGAAACACAAATTAAACATTTGAAAGAAAATCAAACACTTCTTGAAGGTAAGATAAAATTCCTACAAGATACGTGTAAACGTGCAGGCGCTCAGATTAAAAAGTTAGAAGCTGAATTAAAAGAAGCGACTGCATGGAAGGAAGAAGAAGTCGAAAAGTTTAGAGCAAGACTTCGAGATAGTACGGTCTACGAAAAGAGACTCAGTAATGATTAGCTCTGAAGACATAGCCTACATTGCAGGGCTATTTGATGGAGAAGGATCTATACATTTTAAACGGGGTATAGAAAAGAAAAAGAAACATAAGGGTAAAGGTTATCGAACTTCGAATAGTTTAAGACTATCGATGGAGATAACTATGACGGATGAGTCTGTACTACGTTGGGTGCATGAAGTATTAGGTGTTGGAACTTTAAATCGTAAACCTAGAAAAGGTTTAAGAGTTGATGGCA